AGAATCAATGCCAATGCCAACCTCAGTAACCACGGCCTGGGCCTCTAGCTCATCAATTACCACCGTGACTTTATCGCCTAAATACCAATCAATGGCAAAGCGCATGTTTATGTCATCAGATGGGCTCACTGAGAGCTCAGTGATTGTCTTGCCCTCATCCACCAATAGCTCTAAACCATCCTGAGTTAGCTGGTCATTGATGCGGGATTTTCTGCCGTCTTTGAATACTTCAATGCGGCGGCCCCACTCAGTTTCAGCGGAAAGGCTGTCTGCGTTTGTAACCTCTAAAAATCTGCGCCATTCCTCTTCACCCTGGCCACCTACAATTGCTCTAGTTACCTTGGCAACTGAATAGGCATACTCAGCCCGTGATAGTTTTTGGTTGAATAAGTCCATGCGGATTGTGCTGGTCTTATCTTCTGGCTCATAAACGCTGAAAAGTAGATTGCCGTTATCCTGGGTGATTGTATAGCCAAGTCCACCCGTCTGAGCTAATCCATAGAGTAGCTCTTGGAGTTTGTCAAATCTTGCCTTGCCCTGGACTGTCTCGCCCCTGAATAGGTCAGTCTCAATTGTTAGATTTTCTACCTGGCGGCTTGCCACGGCATCTGGACCAATGTTTGCGCTCACATAATCTTTGAGGACTGTTTCAGCGGGGCCTAATCTAGCATCATAGGCTTGACCCAAATTCTCCACATCATCAGTGGTTGGATTAGGGTATGCAAGCCGTTCATTTAGTAGCACGCTGTCATCTGCGCCGATAATAAACCAGTCACCCTGCAAATTGTCTGGGGTCTGTTCTAGCCTGGCTGAGAGTGTGGGTCCAGAGAAAATCACGGTGTCATCTGGACCAGTGACAATAATTCCATAACCTGGGAGGCGTAGAAATTCGCCAAGCCTGTTTCCAGCGGGGAGCTTCATTTCCCATGCGCCAACATTGTTATAGCGCAAAATAAACTTTGCCCCTACTAGGTCACCAGGTCTAAACTGACCAATGCGGTTGAGCTCTGGGTCTCTGACCTCAATAATTAGCTCATCTACTTGCATTAGTGCACTACCTCATAACGCTTGGAGTAATAAACATCTACACGGGTATCATCCGTGACATTAGTTCCAGAAATTACAATAGTGCTCTCTCCAACTGGGAGCCTGAAAAGTTTAGGTGCTGGATTTAGTATGTCATAACGGTTTTCATCAGCCTGGTCATAAACCTCACCAGTCTCAGTGTTGACATAAATAATTTCACCAGCTAATAGTGGCTCATTGAATCCAAAATTGAATCCATTAGATGAAATAACTAAATCAGTGATTGGACCAATTACCCGATAAGTTGGAAACATTGCCACATCACCAGTGTTATTGATTAGAACTGTTCCAAGTGCCTGTGAGGATGAAATCCTGAGCTTACTTAGCTGGGGGAGCAATGAGCGGCCAGTTGAGCCACGGGTGATTGTGAACTGCTCTACATTGGTGCTCTGCCAGTATGGCTGTGGTGCCTGAAGAGATAGAGTGACCTTTGACCAAATCAATCCTCCAGATGAGCCCCATTGACCCTCTGCTCCACCTGTGTAGTAGGTGGACAGAGATAAGATTTCACCATCTGTGTAGCGTGCCTCAATTCTTAGTGGACCAAAAAAGTTTTGAGTTAACTTTGCAAGCCGCCTCAACTTTGTCTGCACATCACCTCTGTCAGTGCCAACCACTGTGATTGGGAGGTCCAGGTTTCTCACACCACGCTTTGCATGTCTAAAAACACCGCCGTCACCAGCACTGTTTTCAATTCTTACCTCAGCGGGTGGGACATAGAATCCAATGAAATCAGGATTGAGCACATAGTTAGTTGAATCAAATTCAATAGTGTCACCATTTGCGCCTATGAGCGCATAGTTCACATTTACCAACCTACTACCACCTTTGCTCTACGCATTGCCTGGAATAAATCACGCTCAGAATCAATTGACTGGTTTGGAGCCGCATAGTAATTCACTGAGGCACCATTGCTGTTCATGTTCATCATGCTTTCAAATCTATCCAATGGAATAACCACCTCTGGACCAGCCTCACCAATTAGTGCGTTAGTTGGACCAGTTACCAAACCGCCCTCAGCTAGTTTCACCTTTGGCTTTGGAGCTGGCACGGTTGGAATCTGTGGCACCTTTATTGCGGCGGCGGCAGACTGTGCGGCGGCAATTTGTGATTGTAAAGCTGAAATCTCCCCAGCTAATCCTCTAGCCGCACCTTTCATGGTTTCAATTTTTTCAGTGAATTGCTTTTGAATGTTTGTGAGGTCTTTATTGAAATTCTCTGCGGCCTTTAGCAATGCCTCTTGCAAGGCCTCCTCAGCCTCTTTGAGGGCTTTATCCCGTTTGGTCTTAGCCTCTAGAATTGCCTCATCTAAAGCCGCCTGAGCATCAAGCAAAGCCTCATCACGGGCAATCTGAGCATCTACAATGGACTGATTGAACTCAGCATTGATTTCCGCAATTGTGGTTTGATAAGCCTGGTTTTGCTCTTCAAGGGCAATTGCAAGCTCTGCCTGAGCTGTGGCATAAAGTGCTTTTAGCTCTGAGGTAGCTAGGCCGCTCTCATCATAGATAGCCTGAGCCAGCTCATCCATGGCGGTTTCGCTCTGGGTTTCTAACTGGTTATAGAGTGATTTTAGTTCTGCAATGGTGTCAGGGGTTGCACCTAGGATGCTGTTTGCCAGCTCATTGCCTAGCTCAGTGCCCGCACCAACTACCTGCTCAATAAATGTTTGTGAGAATCCGAGAGCGTTTAGCCTGGCGGCACTGTCAATGAGTTGCTGTGAGGCCAGTAGCTTTTCACGCAAAACCTCAACTGTGCCATCAATAGAACCTGCCAGCTCATCACTGTCAAAAATGCTTGCAACATTGATTGCAACCGCACTGCGGTAGGCATCACGCAATCTATTCATGGATTGCTGAATAATGTCAGCCTGTCGCTGTGCAAAATCCTTTTGAATCTGAGCTAAACGCTTAGTGTTTTCAGCCAATGCATTTGCCAGACCCTCATCACGGCGTTTATTAGCCGCACTGACTGCCTTATCAAATTGCTTGGCAATGTCGGCAGAACGCTTGGCAAAAGTCTCATTAGCCTTGGCAACTGCCTCATTGTAGGCTTCACCAATTTCAGTTTGAGCCTTTTCAAAATCCTTATTGAGGTCTGCTATTTCTTTAGCGTATTCCTCACGGGCCGCCTTGAAATCTTCCCTAGTGTCTTTGATAACTTTTCTGAGGGCTTTGCGCTGGTCTTTTGCTCCAGAGCCACCACCTAGTGTGCTCGCACCTAGTGTGGAGGATACACCATCTAGGCCAAGGGTCTTAGGGGTAGGGGCTAGTCTGCCAAAGCGTGCCAGCTCACCTTTGTCCCCAATGTTTGTAGAATAATCAATCTTGATTTTCTTATTTAGGTCCTGCGGCTTGATACCAGCCAGGGCAAGTAGGCCCTCCAGGATTGGCTTTAGTCCATCCCAGAATGGCTTTAGTATTTGCGTGGCACCCTTGATGCCGTCTGCCATAATCTGAATGGCCCCGCCAAGAAAAGTTCCAATCTGCTCACCTAGGAATGTAATAACTGGGATGACCCATGTTCTAAGGTAGTCAGCAAAAATCTCAATGACTGGGATTAGTGACTTGATTAGCTCTACTAGCGGCGGCAAGATTGCCTGAATGAGCGGCATAAATGCCTTGACCAAATCAAGAATGACTGGCGTGATTGCCGCAAAAATTTCCACCATTGGTGGCATTAGTTCTGCCACTATTTCTGAAACTGCGGCAATGATTAGATTGAACGCTTCAAATAGAGGCTTTAGGGCATTGATTAGCGGGCCCATGTTATCCACTAGGTTTTTGACAACTGGGGCAAGTGCCATCAATAAATCTTTGAAAATTGGTGTCAGCTCTTGCACCAATGGAATAAGTGATGTGGTCAGCTCTGCCATGACTGGCAATAGAGCTCCACCAACCTCAGCCTGGACATCTGCAAATGTGGCTTTGAGGATTCTTTGTGAGTTGGCTAGGCCATCAGATGTGTTGGCAAAATCGCCAGCCATGCGGTTTGTTTGCTCCATGATGGATGCATAACGGGCCTGGACTTTTTGCTGTTCGGTTAGCTCAGTGCCAGCCGCCGCAATTCCGTTTGCATAGGCAAATGCCTTGACTGATGCCTCACTGACATCAATACCAAAGCGGCGTAATGGCTCAGTCTCACCTGCGAGACCAGAGCGGAATAGGGTTAGAGCCTCTTCAACCTCTAGGTTCATCACGGATGCAAAATCCGCACCTCTAGTGGTTAGGTCATCAATAACACCGACAACATCCCCACCAGGGCCAGCAATGCGCTCTGCAAATGCTGTAAAGCCCACGGCAAGTTGGTTGAATTGCTGATTGGATAGACCTAGTGAGGCCGCCGCCTCTTTACCTAGCTGATTGATTCCACTAGCCGCCGCCCCAAAGGATACATTTACGGCGTTGAGGGATTCATTTAGGTTGGATGCCTGTTTGATTGAATCAGAGACAAAGTTACCAACACCTGCGGCGGCAAATGCACCCGCAACTGCTCCACCTAAACCTTTTAGTGCACCACCAAAGCCAGATGAAAATTTGCTCCCAGCTTTTTTGCCTGTGGTTTTGCCAATGTCATCCACACCAGACATTTCTTTAGCAATAGCATTTTGGAATCCCTTGGCTACGGGTATGAGTGTCACATAGGCGTATGCTTGTTCTGCCAATCTAGGTCTCCATCTTTCGCACGCTTTAGAATTTGTCTAGCATCTTTTCTAGCTTTACCCTTGACCACGGTATTTGAATCTTTCCAAGGTCTTGGGTAGGGTTTAGGTTTTCTCTTGCCTGAATGAACTTGGGCCAGCAAATCATAAGTGGCAACATTGACTGTCCACTCATAACTGATTGGATGCTTCCACCCTGCAACTGCGGCATGTAGCCAGCTAGTGGGGTCTCTAAGTAAAACATCTACCAATAGAACTAGCTCATCAAAATCCACCTTAGAGGGATTGATTCCCAATTTTCTAAGGTCATAAACTAATTCAGCTTCATGCTCCGAAATTACACTGTGGAGCCAGAATCTTTTGGGCCCTGAATGTGCTCCAGCCAAACCTTTGCAAGTGGTCCAAGGTCATCCTGGGCAATTGCTTTTTTGAAATCGGTTGGCACCACATCAGATAGAAACACGGCTAAAAATGCCTCATCTCCACCGTCTTTTTGTGTGGCTATCATTTTCTCAACCATTGCGCCTGAGATGTTACCTGGTAGCACATAAACCTTGCCATCATACTGGACTTTCAGGTTTGGCTTTTTCTTAGTTGAATCTAATTTGATTACTGACATTGCGGTCTCTTTTCTTTTTGCGGTTTGATTGCGGCGGGGATGGGCCCTAAGACCCACCCCCTATTTTACCTGAGAACTGCCGCAATAAAGTGCTCAGGATGTTTGATTCTTTACGCCTCTAGTGTGCTAAAGAATTTCTTGAATGTGGTTGAACCTGCATCTGCATAAGCGGTGATGGTTACCTGGTAACCAATTGCCTCACCTGATGCTAGGGTGCGCTGTCCAACTGCGGTGATTTCACCTGATGGAATGTAGGTGCGCTCTACGGTTGCACCGTCTACCACATCAATGATGAACGCCTTGCGGCCACCAGTGGAGGTAGGGTCAACATCAAATGCGCCGCCATTGTTTGCAGTGCCATAGTAAAGCTCCAGAACTGCCTCACTGGTCTCAATGAATGTCAACTCAACTGAGTAAGTTCCCTCAGAGGTTACTTCACGGACTAGTGAACCATTCTGCCATGCTCTAATCTGGTTGGTGGTGCGGTCAATGTTTTCAACAATTCCATCTGCTGAAATGTAACCCAAATCGGTCCATGAGCCAGTGTTCAAAACTGAATCTGTGGCCGTAATTGTGTAGTTGCTTACTGGTGCGACATAAACTGCGCCGCTAACCGCAACTCTTACATTGTCTGAATCTAGTGCCATTATTTATTTCCAATCTAACTAGTTAGAGGTTGGTGCCTCTATGTGTTACGGCAAAGCGCATGAATCTACGCTCTCCCTTTAGGTCTGTCACATCCTGGATGGAGGACTGAACAGAGGTTGCCACTATGGGATTTCCATCTGGCAAATCATCAAAGATACCCTCAACCATGAGGGCCAAATTTTCCGCATTTGCATAGCTAGTTTCATAGATGTTGACACCTATGACTGAGCTCATTACGGTTTTGCTGTCACGGCTTCCGCCGTCTCGCCTAATAATCACCTGAGATGCACTGTCATTTGCTTTGATTCCCACTCTAGTGGTAGTGAATCCCTGTGCTGTCAGCTCTGTGCTTAGGCGGTCAACTAGATGCGCCATGATGTCGCTAAAAATTACACCATCAGCCATCATGCACCTCTCTTAGGTTTAGGGGTTTTGACTTTTACTCCACGGCGGCCACCAGACAAATCTAGTGCCCTAGATAGTGCGCCTGTGTTTGCCTCTTCAAAATCAGAGCCCCTTGCAACCTTTACGGCTACACGGGTTGGTCGCATGACCACCTCTAATTTTGAACCTGGCAAAGCACTTTGGACTGGCAACATTCTCATTACTAGTGTTGCTCTGATTTCATTTGAGCGCAATAGCTCTCTCATACCAGAGCGGTTTAGTGTGACCTTGCCATCTCTGCCTGGAATCTTACTAGCCATTGATTTCTCTTTGTAAGTCAATAACTGTGCCTGGTGTCCAATTGCCTAGACCATTTCTCCAGTCAAAAGGCTCACCATCTACAACATAACGCTCACCACGCACCACAAAAACATCAGTCACCTGGATGCTAGTTGCTGGTGGTAAGTAAAGTGTGAGACCAGATGTCACGGTAATTTCTGCCGCTCCAACTGTCTTTGAACCAGTCCTAGCCGCTACAATCCCAGTGAGTGGGATTTCAGTAGTGACAATGATTGGCTCACCATAAGCATCAGTCCCGCTGGAACTTTGTCGGATTTGGGTAATAGATTCCATAGTTTCCGTTTCCTAGGATTGATGTTGAGCGGAATGTCAGACCACGGTAGTAGTCTGCAACCTTTGCCTCTGCGGGGCTCATCATTACTTGGCCACCAACTGCCCAATTTGCATAGGACTGTGAGAATGGGCCAACACTTTGTTGAGTTACACCTGCGGCGGCATCTGGGCTGATTGATAGGGTGCGGGCAACCATGCCAGCTACACATGCAACCACATCCGCTGGGATAGTGGCAGAACCGTGCTCATAAGTCACGGTCACTGGTGTGTATGCACCTAGGTCATAGAGGCTTTGATGTCCATCAAAAGTGTAATCAATCTCTACACCGTCAATGTCTTTGACCTCTACAATTTCAATCACTGGCCTCTGCACCAATCGGACAATTCCATCTTTGGGGAATAGTCTAACCTTACTCTCACCAACTTCAAATTTCTGCACTGCACGCTGGATAAATAGCGCACTAGCATCTTCCAAATAGGCGGCGGCTTTTGGCTGTTCGGCTACGGTTAGGCTTCGCCCTAGGCGTGCCTCTACATCTGCAATGGTGGCCAGTGCCATCTATGACCTCTCTAAAAATTATGTGGTTATGAATGAGGGCCCCAGTTTCCCAGGGCCCCCAGTGTTACTCCATTATTTATGGAGCTGATACATAACGGACCACGGCTTCAGGCTTTACAACCTTTGCACCGTAGACATTTAGTCCACGCACAATGTCAGCGAACTTGGTTGGGTTGCGTAGGGATTCTACATTCTCAACCTGGTTGACAAATGCAACCATGTCCTGGTGGTAACCAATAGCGGCTGGGCGGTCTGTGCCACCTAGCTCAACTAGTGGGCTCTCTAGAACATCCATGCCGTAGAGGCGTAGGATAGCTCCGTCACGGAGCTCAGTGGAGGAACCTGCGGCTGATACATCTGATAGGTCAGATAGTAGTAGGTCAGCCATGTCTGGGTTGACAATTACAAAACGGCCTGATGCTGGAACCTTAGCCTGTGTCATAGCCTTGCGGATTGCACGGATAGCGGCCTTAGCTTCAGCGGCAGTGTCAACCTTTACAGAGGTTGGGTTTCCCTGAGTTGAATTGTTTAGCATCTCTGCAATTACAAATGCTTCAGCATCTTCTGCAAGTGCACGGCCAGCGGCCTCAGTCCAAGCGTTGAACTCACCTGCGGCCTGAACACGGTCAACATCATCCACATTGACAGAGAACGCCTTTTCCTGGTCAATTAGTAGCTGAACCTCAGTGTCATTTAGAGCCTCTGCGGTGATGCTACGGCCAGCGGCGGCGTAGTCAACCACGGTTGGGGTGGTTGCATTGATGATGTGAACTGTGTTTCCACGGGTTGCAACACCTGAATACTGGGTGTTTAGAGTTGGGATAACAATTTGGTTAGCAATGAATGATTGCGTAACACCTGCCGCCCATACCTCTGGAATAAAGTTATTGATTGCCATTATTTCTCTTTCTTATAGTTTGCCCATTAGGGAATCTAGGCGGCCCTCTTTACGGGCCTGTAAGATTTCCGCTGGGGACATGTTTTGGAGCTCATCTCTTGAACGGATTTGAGCTTTGCTCGGATTGTTTCCACGGGCACCCTGCGCCAAATCTGGTGCTGGGATTTCTGTGGATTTGCTATGCGCCTCAACCCATGACTGAATAGCCTCTGAGTTTGGATTGCCGTCATCATCTATAAATGCGGATTTGTCAAAAGACAATAAAGCACCAGCATCTAGCAATCTGCCGTTGAGCTGTGATTTGAGCTCAGCATCCACCAATTTTCCAGCGAACTCACGGCGCACTGAGATGGCTGTTTGCTCTTTTGTTTCTGCAATCAGTTTCTCTGTGTCGGATAGCTGGGATTTCTTGATTTCTTCTAGCTCTTTAGCGGCGGCAATGTTTGCTTTTGCTTGCTGTTCATTTTTACGGCTCAGAGATTTCCACTTTTCTACCTCAGCCTGTAACTTTTCAGTTTCAGAAACCTCTGGAGTGGAATTTTCTTGACTCACTACCTCAGTTGGCTGTGAGTCAATTTGCTCTGCTTGTTTGTCAGTCATAATCTCTCCGTTTCGGATAGGGTGTGCGCTCTTTTCAGAGCTAATCAGCGATTTGCTGAAATCTAAATGTCGCTAGGGCCTGTAAAATGTTGGTCCTCAACTGTTAGCAATGGACCTAGTTCTCCATGCTCTCTAATTGCAATTTTTCTAAAATCAGGCTCTCTGGCACCACGGTCAGTGATTCCAAATCTAGTTTCTACGGCATCATGCACTGCCTCTAGCCTAATCTCATTGATAACTTGGCCAGGGTCTTGATTGCCATAAATTGGCATCTCTCCACAATCGCACCCTGGGTGAATTGGTAGTAATTCACCTCTGGTGTATCTTTGAGTTGATGCAACATAGCACAAAGCGCAATTCTCTGTGCCTGTTAGTGTGCGGGCATAGCCTACAATTCTGCTATTGCGGCCACGGGCTTGAAATCCAGCATTGCGCCTAGCTAACTGCACATCAGTAGATGCAATTGAGCTAATGCGCTCTGCACCCATTCTGATTGCATCACTTACCTGTTTGCCCTGGCTCAGTGCTGTATAAACTTCCACAAATGGCCGTCTATACACCTCAGCATCAGTGGCTCCATTTCGGAGTGCCGCTGTGGTGTAATTGGCTGGGTCAATTGTCGGAGCTTGAAATTTCTCTCCAGCTAGTTGAGCCATTTGCTGATAGAACGCTGTTTGTAATCTTGCCGCTTGGAGTTTTGCGCCACCTACGGTAGTCAGTGCGAATGGGAGAAATCTGTCAAAATCCTCATCTCGCCATGAGCCTAGTGCTATAAATCCAGCGGATAATCTTGAACCAGCCCCACGCACTAGCCTGGAACTTAGCCTGTTATAGGCCTCTAATAGTTCACGCTGAGTGGCCATTATTCAGCCTGGGTTTGCTGTCCTGGCTGTGGTTGCTGTGGGCCTAATAGGGCCTCTGTCAATAGAACTTCACCAGCACGCTCAGTCTCCATTTCTGCAACTTCGGCTGGGCTAAATTGACCAATCAGCTTCATGCGTGAACGGAATGGAACATCCTGGAACTTAGTATTGGCATCCGCACGCTCAGATAGGCTGTAACGCTCTGCGGGCTTCCATAGTGGCTCTAGGTCCAGCATGTTGGCACGCTCTAGGTCACCCATCCACTTGAACATGAGTGACATGACTTTTGACCAGCCCACGGTTGCACGGGAAATGCGGTCCTCAGTCTTGAAAACTAGACCCTCACGGGCTAGGGATGCGCCCTCTGCACTCTGGTTAGCTCCATCTGGGGATAGATAGTGCATAGGCGTGCGGGTAACTGCCGCAAAATCTTGAATGTCTGCACGCACGGCATTGATGATGTCTTGCATGGATGATTGGTCCAGCTCGCCTAGTTCTGCCTCTGGTGGGAGCACCCACATTGCGCCTGGGCTTGCCTCAAATAGGCCATTGTAATCAATCTCATTACCAGATGGGTCATGCGTTGGAAAATCTCCACGCACCCACTTTTGCTTGAACGCCTGAGTGGTAGCAATAATTAGCCTCTGGAGAATCATGTGATTGATTCTGTCAATGATGTCTAGATAAGGCTCATACTCACCACGGCCATCAGCGTTTGTGAACTTGACCACGGGCACCTCACCCAATGGGTTGGTTGCACTGGCCATTTCATCATAGGACCACTGGTCAATGTCAAATGCGCTGGTGTCTGCCAACTTGGAAAAGACTAGAACCTCAGTTGGATAGTAGAAATAGGCATAGTGTTTGCCATACTCAGTGAATACCTTTACGGCGGCCAAAACGGTTGCTGGGTCCTCTGGGCTAGTCACGCAATAAACCTGGCGTGGGTCCTCTACTGTGACCAGTGGGAACTCACGGCCCTGTGGCATGCCCACAATTGCGTATGCCTCACCAAACTTCAAAAAGTTAGTGTGTAGGTCCGAGGAATAAACATCTAGGTTATTTGACTTCCACAAACGGCGGGCAACATCATCACCGTTTTCATCATCTGCGGCTCCAGTGCGGAATCCACCAATCCTCATGCGCTCACGCACTGCGGCAACTGCAAGCTGGGCTAAATTCAATCTAGCTTTGCGCTGAAAACGGCGGTATGCACGGGATTGGCCCTCTGCACCCTCTGGGAGTGGGGCATCCCCGTCATAATAACGCTCTAGCAAATTGTAGTGAGCCTGAGCCTTTGCCAGACTTTTCAGCATCATTTGCTGTGAGCCATTTAGCTGAGTGGCCATCTAATTTCCTATCTTATGCGGCGAGGCACAAATGTTGTCTTAGTAGCTTCACCCTTGGATAGGGCTTGCAATCTAGCCTGGTAGGCCAGCACTGCCGCAATAGCGGCATCAATTTTGTTAGGTGATTCAGGATGCTCTTTAGCAATGCTAACACCTGAGCGGCCCAATCTACGGCGGGCATTTAGCACATGTCTAGTGAGTGCCAATCCGCTATGTGTGAGCTCTTTGTCTAGCACGGCATTTTGGAACTGCTCCAAAGCACGCACTACCAAATAGCTACGGTTTCCAGTCATCCACCATTCAATTGGGTGTGGCTGACTTGATTTGACTTTGAGTTTTTTCCCAAAATCTGCCTCCCATTGAGCAATGTAGCTTTCCCACTTTGCTGGGTCTGCAAAGAATCCAACTACATTGAAACGCTCAAATGCTTGGCGCACTTCATAATCTACTTCAGTGATGGGAACTTCCCAGCCCTCACCTGCGGGGCCATCTGGTTGCTCCCAAATTCTAATCTCAAACAAATGCCCATCTGAAACACGGCATCCAATTAGGGCCGTGGCATCTGTCACGCCTCTAGTGCGTTTTCTGGAACCGTCAAAGCCCAGTGTGATTTCTTCACCCTTGGCAACCTCTTTGGTTGAGGCACATGCCATCCATTCTGGTGAACTTACCCAGGCATCTTTGGAGCTGGTTGGCTGGTTGAAATAGTAGCGGCGTGAATCCTGTGGGTCATTGCGTGGGTCATAAAACTCAGCCAGAATACGCTCAACATCCATGACCTCCGAGAATGGCCCATAAGCCTCACGGATTCCAGCACGCACCTGCTCTGGGTCACTGAGGTCAATGTCAGCATCAGCTTCACGGTGGTCAAAAAGTAATCTCTGGATTTTGGCTTTGCCCTCACGGATGAGCTTTGCCAAATCATGGGTTTCCTCAGCCACCGATTTCTCACCAGGTAAATACATGGTGGAGGTTTCTAGTGACCAGGGCTCTGCGGCTTTACGCTTTGCCAGGTTACGGCGAACGGTGTCATACATCCGTTTTAGTTCTCTAGTGGTATAGAGGTGGGTTTCATCAAAAACCACAAATGTCTCTTTTCCACCATCCTTGGAACTATTGGAGGCGGTGCTAGGAATAATCTCGCCGCCGCCTGGTAGAAAAATTCTGGTTAGTCCAGCGGCATCTCTAGGTAACCCGTTGCCTAGTGGACCCTCAGTGAGATTGAAATACACATTGTCATAGGTGTTGCCAGCCTGGCCCTCTTCAGTTGCCAGACATCTGATAACTGGAGCGGTGACTGTTTTGCCAATTGGCTCACCTGGCTGATAGGTATAAACAAACCCATCACGCTCATAAATCTCTCCACCCTCAGCCCATCCATCAAAGCGGGCTGGCCCCATTGCTTCAAATAGGGTGATGAATCCTGCTAACTCAGATTTAGAGCGGCCCTTGGCACGGCTAATAAATGCTGAATCATAAAGTCTGCGGCCTGTGTCATCTATCGCATAGCTGTCTAGGATAAATGCGGCAAATTCTTCATCTAGTGTGACTGGCTCACCCTGGACATCTCCAGGGCCGTGCACGCAAAAAGTCTCAATCCACCAAATGGCAATCCACCCCAGTGACTTAGTGCGGTCATGGGTATCAGCTTGAACTCTGTCACGCATCTAGCAATTTCTGGCGGCGGTCATCAAGACTTGCCACGGGAGCAATTGCGGGGGTCTCAGGCTCAGGCTCTACATAGCGAATCCGTAGGTCACGGCGGGCATCTACTGTGGTGCCCATAACCTTTTCACGCATGCGTAGTTCTGCCATTGCGGTGGTCTTGCCGTGGCACGCATCAGCGTGGACCATGGCGGTATCTACTGCAAACTGCCAATCAGAATCCTGCCACAAAATGCAATGAGGCATGGAGCTGATGGCCTCCCACCAAACACGGGTGCGTGGCTCAATGGGAAATTCTTGGAGCTCGCCTTTTGGTGTCATCACCTGGCGGCTAGTTGGCAATTCTGGTTTTAGTCCTGTGTATGGAACGGCGGCAACCTCTGTCCAGTCCACGGTTGGTTTGTGTCTGGTTACGGTTGGCCTGTCTGCGGGTTTTCTACCTGCTATTGCCATGATGTCTCCATTTCGGATTGGTTAGCTTTTCGCTAATTCGGTCAAATCTAAGTGTGCAAATCCTTTGCGGGTCAGTGCCCTGCCCGTCACTGTGAGGTAACGGCCAGATGGGTAAATTTCTACGCTCAACCCGTTGCGGGTAAAACGGCGGCCCTTTTCCAGAGCGGCAAATCCCCAAATGTGTAACCCTGTCCCACTGGGGCTGATTTCCACATAAGTCTCAGGCAATGAATCAATCAAAGCCTGGGCCTCTGCGGATGGTTGCCCATCAAAGCAATGGTCTAGGTCAATGCACACAATCCCATCACCGTTGAGGACAAAGCCAAGACCATCCCCATGCTGGGAATCTGCGGCGGTCTGGTAGTCACTCCAGGTGGCGGGGTTTGTAGAACTGGCGGCATAGCCCTGCACTGTGATTGGCACTTTGGATTTGTGCCTAATCCACCTGGGCAGTTGTCTCAGCTCTACGGGAATGTGATGGCCACGGTGTGAGCGAACTCTGCACCTGGTCCCACAAAACTTTGGTTTGCGGCCTAGCTCATGGTGGAGCTGGGTGCCGCATGTCTGGCATCTCAATTCAGTTTTCATCAATGACCGCACTGTCAATGATGTGGAGCACATTGTCCCAGAACTCTGACATGCTCTCATGTCTGTCTTTTTCTTGATAGACCTGTCCTAGGCGGTAGGGGTTGTCCCACATCTTGCCCTGGGGTAGTGCTATGTCCACATAGAACTCACCGCACTCTGAGTAGCCAGTCTCAAAACTCGCACCCTGGCTGGTGGCTATTTTTTGTGCCTTTGCCTTTGTAGCCATCAGATGTCCTTTCCTCACAAAATGAGGATAGCACATTCCGTTACATGTGTCAAATCAGCGGCGTGTCATTCCGTTACATGGGTTTGATTCTAAATTGGCGGGGCCGCTATTTCAGGGCCCCAAGTCTATTGGTGAGGTTATGACCTCAGTTAGTGTATGACATGCCCTCTACGGGCATCCTGCGGCCTGTGAGAGCTACCCTAGCCCTGCTACCCCAATGGCCTGGATTTTGCACACACAGCGAACCACA